TAATATTACCGAAAGGCCGCGAAAATTTTGCCCCTTATCTTGACCGTTGCTGCGTAATCATTGCACCAAGTTACTCATCCGATTTGCAACACGTGTATCCCACTAGCAGACTTTATGCAATTAAATGTCTGATATCTGTGTGTACAATGCATATGTGTTCCCCTTATATCTTGTCGTACCCCTTTGAAATGCGCATGTGGTCCCCCCGCACTAATGAATGTCATCATTACAAATGTAGTGCATTCCAGCTGTCCCAATTTTGAACGGTTGAGATCAAAATTAATATGTGCAGAACATCGCAACCGTCTGATTTTTGTGATTTGGCTTAATTCAAACAAAAGTTGTTTGAATTGTATAATCCCCCAAAATGTAGATATATTAATTTGCTGCATATTTGACACTACATGGTTTTATTGTTGCCACACATTTGTTATCCGATAGAAATGGCTTTTCAATCTCCTTATCCCACCCCTCGTCGCTCCGGTTATCCAGTGAACAGAATGTACAACGGAAACAGGAGTTTCCGTCTGTGGAAGACCCGGAAGCCTCAGTACTGGAAGCGCAATCGCACTACTCATGTCGTCTCACGTTCTCCGACAGAACTGTTTGGAGATCCAATCTCCAAACAGTATACGCGTAAGGAAATCTGTGAAACACAGGAGGGATCGGAGTATGTCCTCCATAACAATCGTTACATGACGTCTTACGTGACGTATCCTGGGAAAACAAGAACGGGTACGAACAACCGAGTTCGTTCTTACATCAAGCTAAAGAGTCTGAACATATCTGGGACATTTGCTGTTCGCACATCTGACATGATGACCGAAGCTGGACAAACAAATGGGCTATACGGAGTAATGTCTGTAGTTGTAGTCCGCGATAAATCTCCAAAGATTTATTCGGCGACGCAACCATTGATACCGTTTGTTGAGCTATTTGGATCTGTTAATGCTTGCAGAGGAAGTCTGAAAGTGGCAGAACGCCACCATGAACGTTTCGTACTGCTGAATCAAACATCCATCGTTGTCAACACCCCATATTCTAACGCTATCAAAAAATTCTGCATTCGCAACTGCATCCCAAGAACTTACACAACTTGGGTAACGTTCAAGGACGAAGAAGAAGATAGCTGTACAGGACGATACTCAAACACCCTTAGAAATGCAATTATATTATATTATGTATGGTTAAGCGATGTATCCTCACAAGTCGATCTGTATAGCAATGTAATTCTTAATTACATTGGATGATGTACGAACATGGAATTTGAAAATGCAATTTATTAATAAATTTGTCTAAAAAATTTATTACACATCCTTTGACATTGGAGCAGTTACATTAGATATTATACATTTCTCTACTGTCTTTGTAATTATATCTGCAATCTCTTCCCTCGTGATACTCCCTGCTTGTGATGCAGACGGACCTGGATCGATTGCCGAATCGTCCAATCCGCTCAGGTTTTTATATGGCCTGCTCACGGCGGACGAATGTCCGATCTCCGATCTGCTTGCCCATGATTCGTTCGGACCTATTGTTAAATATGGTACTCGTAACGACCTTGAACTATGTCCCATTAACCGTGAACCATCCACAAGACGCCGTGTTTGTGGTTTGGAACCCACTGACCAAAAATCTATATCATTTACTGTGAATTCCTTTGTTTGTATTTCGATCTTTGGTGGTCGGAATTCGACATCAGTCGAATGTTTTGCCGACGACAGCTTCAATTTCCCTAGCATCTTACAGAAGTGCACTCCATTGACGACGTTGGCGTTCTCCACTCTGTATTCAACTCTCCAAGGATTCTTATCCTTGAGAGAGAAGAATGATGAAGAGTAGTAGTGCAGGTTGCAATTGCATTTGATTGGAATTGTGAATTCTGCCTGTTTTGTGTCTCCCTCCGTCAATCTCATGTCGTGTATCTCTATCACGACATGACCGACTGCATTAATTGGAACCTGATTGCGATATTCTAGTACCACATGATCTATCTTCATGCATTTATTCCTCAACTGGCTAATTTTCTGCTCGAACATGGAAGGAAATGACAAGGTCACTTCTGAAGCATCATTTGTGAGGGCGTACTCTACGCGCTCAGATTGTATATACCCACCCACTCCCATGCCCAGACCATCATTTCCTATTGACATAATGGGAGCGCAGCGGAACAGCCACTGAAACTGTGGAACACAGACTACGACGAAAGAAACCCAACGAAGAAGAAACCCTATCAAATAACTAAGTTATTTGACAAAGAAGGGCTTTACATGGTTTTAAATGAAATTTGCATGTCATTTCACTATCCTACCAAATACACTCAAATGAACGGCACATATTTATCCACGGAAAAGAAATTGTGCCTGCTTGTTGCATTTGACATTGTTGCTGTATATATGGGAAGCCCAATTTATTTTCATTGGGCTGAAGTGTTATATTTGAAGAAGCCCATGAGAATGGCCCAACATCTGATTATATTTGTCGAAACGACATCGCATGTTCCTTATGTTGTGTTTAAAAGTTAGAGAGAAGGGGAGTTTCTCTCTCTAGAACTCATCTGGTGTCTCTCAACTTTCTCTATGTAATTGGTGTCTGGAGTCCCATATATAGGTAAGACCCCTAATGGCATAATTGTAATTTTGAAAAGAAAATTACTTTAACTCAAATTCCCTAAAGCGGCCTTTCGTA